TGGACCCGCCGCAGCCGTTACGCCGGCTGGCGCGACTATGTCGACGCCGCGCTCGGCGAGACCAGCGAATCGTATGAGGTCGAAATCTATTCGAGCGGCACCTATACCACGCTCAAGCGCACGCTCACGGCCAGCAGCCCCACCGTGGCCTACACCAGCGCGCAGCAGGTCACCGACTTCGGCAGCAACCAGGCCACGCTCTACGTCAAGGTCTACCAGCTTTCCGCCACCGTCGGCCGCGGCTACGCGCTGACCCAATCGATCACGAGGTAAACCATGGCCGACTCCACCGCCAAACTCACCCAGCTCACCACCGCCCAGGCCGGTAAGGAAACCACCGTCAACGAACTCATGGCCGCGCTGTCGATCGCATCGCCGCTCGCGCGCCGGCAGTCGTCCAGCGGCCTCGCCTGGGACTACTACGGCATCGACCGCTGGTACATCAACGGCACCGCCACCACCAAAGCCAACAGCAGCGTCACCCTCACGGCCAGCAGCACGCGCTACGTGGCCGCTGACCGCGCGCTCGCCGTCACAGAATCCGCTACCGCCTTCCCGGCGGACAAGCTGGCGCTGTACAAGGTCGTTACCGGCACCGCAACCGTCACCAGCTACGAAGACCACCGCGACCTGCACCACATCAACCGATTTTTGTACGGCCACACCACCATCGCCATGGCCGACGCCAACAAGACGCTCACCTACGAACAGGCCATGTGCGACAGCCTCGAACTCACCGGCGCCCTCACCGCCCTGCGCGACGTCATCGTGCCGCTCGTGCCGCGGGCCTATACCATCTACGCCAATACCACCGGCGGCTTCGGCGTGCGCGTTATCGGCGCATCCGGCACCGGCATCACCGTGGCGGATGGCAAGCGCGCGATCGTGCAGTGCAATGGGACGAATGTGGTGCGGTTGACGGCGGATGTGTGAGTGTATCGGATAATCTGGAGTCAAGCTCGTGATCTCGATGTTGCGGATATCCAGCGTTCGGCCCGCCTGAATTCAGCCGTTGGGCATCATTGCACTGTCGGCTCCACAAACCGCTCGGTCGGTACGCCTGGCTCCATGCCGCGCAATTGGGCTTCAATGAAGCCGCGTGCGTACTCCATCCCAAAAGTTCCCCACAGTGCGCCCCAGAACGCTACCAGCACCCCGGTCATGTGCGCTTCCATCGTCAATGGGTCGCCCTTCGGCATCTGATTCAGCATTTCCATTCCGTAGCGCACGCCAGCGTCCATCACGGCCTTTTCTTTCTCGTCCATCGCTTACCTTCCCGCGCCCAACAAGGCGCTCAAGTTCGTTCCGCCTTCGGCTCCACGGGACCGCGCTTTCAGCGCGGCCCCTTAGCTGTTTCGTTGGGCACCGTGTTGTTGGTGGCGTACACCTTTGGCGGCTCAATAAAGTTCGAGCATTGGCCGCTCATCATGTCTATCGCTGGCGCAATATAGGTCTGCCATTGTTCGCGCCCTGACTCACGCCTGCGGCACAGCAAGATGCGAGTGCCGTCTGTGGGCGCAGTCTCAATCGGCTGCCACTTCATTCTTGGGCCTCGCTACGTCGCGGCACTTCTGCCCAGCGCCCCGGCGCTACCTGCGCCCGGATCGTCGCGGACTCCCCAGGCTGCGCCGTGTAGTACGGCATCGCCTCGCCGCGCACAATCCATTCGCGCTGCTCGCCTGTCTCAACGTCGCGGACGATCACGATCTCCTCGCGCCCGCTGGCAATCCGGTATTCGGCACTGCTGCGGTCGTGCCATTCCGCCCACCCTTCTGCCGCATCGGCGGGGTCAGTCGCCGGGATCGTCGCGCCGTCTTCCTGCTCCTGGCCCAGGTCCGGGCACCAAACAACGTATGTCCTCATCTCTCACCTCCCGCGCCCAACTGGCGCATCAACCCGGACCCGCTGAAGCGGGCCGGTTATGCTGGTCGTTATGCGTCACCGAACTCGCCGCGCAGCATTGCGGCCTCGATTTCCTGCACGTTCACCTGTGCGCCTTCGGCCTTTGCCGTCTGGATGCCATACCGCTTAAGATCTTTGTCGAGCATCTGCCCGAGCAAATGCCGCGCAGTCTTTACGCGGTCATCCGCCGTGGTCACATGCCACAACCAGCCCCACGCAATCGCCGCCGTGCTCTTAGCTGCGTCAGTCTGCACGTCATCGCTTCCTTTGTGGCAAAAGCCGAGCATCCCAAGGTACGCGGCCAGGTCTTGGCGTCGAAACTCAACAACCGCTTCGCTCTCATCCTCTCCTTGCTCCAGCAGGTATTGCCCAAACTGCTTCGCTTCGTCCCACTCTTTTTCTGTCAGGTCCATGTCCTTCTCCAAAGTTACGCATAACCCGTCATTCCACCGGACGGGCGATAAAGCCGCCCGCCTGTGAATTCAGGCGTTGGGCACCTCTGGCGTGGGCCATTTGTGCATGTTCAGCGCAGCCTCGATGATCGCTTCAAAAAACAGCGAAAATCCATCCCTGCTTAGGTGTAGTTTGGTGACAACCGGGTCGGCCTTTCCGTCCCATACGGTCGTGAATCTAATCCCGTAGCTACCATCCTCGAATAGCGTGATCGCAACCTCCCGCTTGGCCGATCCGTCCTCTCCTTTAACTGAAAATCCGTGCGTCTGCTGTGGGTTGCCCAACTCTGCGGTCAAGGCCGACCCGCCGCAAGCAGCTTCGTTTTGGTCTTTCAGTTCGCGCATGTCTTATCCTTCGTTAGGTTCGTTGGCGGCGGTCGGCTTACCTGGGGCGTTGGGCACCGTCAAATCCAAGTGCTGATGTAGCGCTCCCGGCAGCCAGTAGCAGTCAGTGTTATAAGTGTGCGAACGAAACTTGAATGTCGTCTGCCCCATGTAATTATCCATGCCCTTGAACTCAACGATCCCATGCGTAGGGCTGTTGTAAATTGCTCCCGGTGTAAACATCGGCTGCATATTCTTTCCTCTCCGGGCCAGTGCCCAACACATCATCCGAGCGGGACCGCGCAAAAAGCGCGCGGCCCCTCAATTCAGCCGTTAGATGCTTGCTCGTCATCATCACTCATCAGCATGTAGTGCCTCCCGCCGAGGTGGCGCATCTTCTGAATCTTCGGCTTGTCCCACACGCACCAGTTTCCATTTGCAAGGCGCTTTCC